CGTCAACCCTGTTTCTGTATTTGTAGTAATTCCGCTCAAGCCTAATGCTTGGTATCCTGCTTCATAAAATTTAATACCTATTGAGCCTGCTACCAAACCTACGTTATCGTCTACTGTTTTGCTTCTCGCTAAACCAAAAAAGTTTTGACATTTAAATTTGCCATCCCCATCAGTTCTCACAGAGGAATATTTGTCAAAATCGTGATAAGCATTGAAATAAGGGAAGTTAATACCTGCACCACTTACAGCCCCACCACCAGCATGAGTTTGGGCATCTCCATCTACTAATGCTGCTGACCCAAATAAATTTCTCTCTACGACCATTACTGTAGTGCTTGAGATTGACTTAACTCTCATAATCTCTATTAATTTTGTTGAAGTATCTGTGGTTGTCCCTATTTGAATCAGGTCTCCAACCCTAAAGGCATTTGTCCCATTAGCTTCAGTCGTTATTGTGGTGTCTGTGTTTTCTATTTTAGCTCCTAAGGTTACACCAGATGAAACAAATGGAAACTGTCCTGTTATTGCTGGTGCGGTATAAACACCAGAATTAGATTCCGTCCCGTCAAATTGAGTCGTTGCAGCTTCTGTAGATATAACGCTTCTTACAGGTGGAGAAAAAGATTCGTTTGGCATAAGTTGTGTCTGAAGGTACCTCGTTGCACCTGAGCCTGTTGTTTCATTAGAATATGTTTCGTATCCCGACAATATTGTGACAGGGCAACTTCCCTCGTTAAAAACCTCAACTTTTCTTGGTAAATCTTCAAGAGAGCTAGTGTCTGAAGCTGTCAATGAAATTGCGTAAATCCTATTAGAAGTTCCTTTTTTTATACGTTTTACTTTTTCAGTTATAACGGGTGTTTTATTTGCCGTCACAACATCTTCCATTGCCGATACTCTTACAGGCTCTGGACTTGTGTTTCCGTATGTGGTTCTTGATGCCATAATTTTTCTCCTTTATCTTAAATGATACCTTACTAAAGCGTTTACTGAATAATCAGAATTTGTACCATTACCTTCTATTGTTAATGCTAAATAATTTCCTGCGTTTACATCTTCAGATTGAACATCTAAAGCTACTCTGTTAAATTGTTCGTATCCTGCATTTACAGTTACTGAAGATTGGTCGGCTACCACAGTCGTACTGCTCCACTCGTCTACTGAGGTAGTGTCGCTTGTCGCTAGGCTCAATAAGTGAAAATTTAAACTATCCCCATTTGCTGTCGTACCACCTAGTAAAATATTTACAGCGTCAACTGTTATGTTCGTGTCAACATAATGCAAATAGTGAATCCAGTCATCCCCATTATTACTTATTGCTGGAGCAGATGGTTCTGCATTTGTTCCAAAAGTTATAGCTGTATTCGCACCCATCCCTGCAACAGGAACCCCAATATGAGTCCCATTATCTACATCTATATCTTTTGCTCCAAACCTTAAGTATTGAGTATTTGCATACGATTGTGTTGAGTTA